GTGCAACAAAAAATAAAATCGAATTCATATGTAGTTTGGGTTGCGGCACTAGTGAGTATAGGCGGAATTTTATACGGCTATGATATGGGGGTTATTTCAGGCGCTTTACTTTTTGTGCGTGATTCTATTCCCATGACAGATACTCAAGTAGGCTTTATTGTTGGTGCGGTGTTGGGGGGAGGATTGGTAGGAACTCTGCTGGCAGGACCATTGGGTGATAAATTCGGTCGACGTTTTTTAATTGCTTTATCTAGCATTATTTTTATTATCGGCGTTTTGTTGATTATGCTAGCTAATTCATTTGCTATGTTGCTTGCAGCACGGCTCTTTTTAGGAATAGGGGTGGGTGTTGTTGCAGTTTCCGTACCTTTGTATGTTAGCGAAATTGTGCCAAGTCAATTTCGTGGTCGTTATGTCACTTTTTTCCAGCTACTTTTAACATTTGGTATTGTACTTGCCTATTTTGTGGATTTAATTTTTACTCCTTCCGGTAATTGGCGCGCCATGTTTGCGGTATTGTTGGTTCCCGCTATATTCCTCTTGTTAGGCTTATTTTTTATGCCTGAAAGTCCTCGTTGGTTAATGGCAAAGAAGCAACCTGAAAAAGCGCGAGCGGTATTAACTAAGCTTCGTAATAATGAATCAGAGGTCGATGAAGATTTACTATTAATAACTCAAGGATTGACTGAGGTGCACGGTTCTTGGGGAGACTTGTTTTCTCACCAATTACTTTTACCTTCATTAGTTGCAGTTGCAGTTGCGATTTTTAATCAACTAACGGGCATTAATTCTTTTTTACAATATGCGCCTTTAATCTTAAAAAATGCTGGGATTAGCTCTGATTTGGTGACGATGATTGGGTCTGTGGGTATTGGTATTCTAAATTTCTTATTTACTATTATTGCTATTTGTTTAATTGATTCTTTGGGTCGCCGTCCTTTATTGTTGACAGGGGTGGCCGGGGTTATTGTTTCTGAGGTGTTTTTAGGGGCAGTTAATTTCTTTATACCTGATTCTCCCAATGCTGGGATTTTATCTTTAGTAGGACTATTATTTTTTATTATATTTTTTGCGATTGGACCCGGCGTCGTGGTTTGGTTGGTGATTTCTGAGCTTTTTCCTACGCAAATTCGTGGTAAAGGGATCGCGGTTTGTTTGTTTTTTAATTCATTAGCCTCAACTATTTTAGCAACGCTATTTTTGCCTTTGGTGAAAAATTTGGGTGTTGGCGAGACATATTGGTTATTTGCCTTTTTTACGACAGGCTATTTTTTGGTGGTTTATTTCTTTTTGCCTGAGACGAAAGAGAAGTCACTGGAAGAGATTCAGCATTACTTTTTTGAGCGGCGGTAATAGCTAGTTGAGTTCGGCGGTGAGTTGTTACCGCCGACATTAAATTGTTTTTAAGTTTTCTTCATATTCCATTCTGATTTGTATTCCTCGTTTGCTTCTTCTTTTTGCCGATCTGCAATTTTCTTTCCAATATAATTAGTGGGTTTTTCTATGCAAGTGTGTATTAGCCAACTAAGACTAGCGGCACTAGAGATAGCGATTAGGTAAGCAGTTATTGTGTTTATTCTAAGGTCTAATAATATTCGTAAAACAACAAATCCAAATACACAATGACAGGCATAGAGTGGATAACTGATATTGGCAAAAAAGACAAAAAATTTATGCTTGCACCACATCCCTGTATATTTTGCGGCAAGTAAAAAAACCGGTATTGCTAGGAGATAATTTAGCGAGAGTCCAATAGTTGGTGCATGTATGCTGAATTTTAAAATAGCTAGGAAAAGCAAAAAAAGCAAGCTAGCCCAGAGTATAAATTTTTTGTAAGTAACAATACCTTTGTAGTAAAGGTGAAATGCGACTCCGATAAACATATAAATAATAAAAGAGCCCGTTAATACAAAAATGGATGCTAAACGATTCCATAATACATGCGTTGATTCCCATGTGGGTATTAAAGGATTCAATATGAATGCAATGAGTCCAATGCCTAGCGGGACATACAAGATTTTTTTAGAAGGTTGTTGCAGCCAGCTATAAAATAAAGCGCAAACCAAATAAAAACGCACTTCTATAGAAAGTGTCCAAACCACGCCGTCCATGCCTTTTGCGCCAACTATATCCTGTAAGCCTGGTATGTAGTGAGTAATGATTTCCTGAAAATGATAAGGGAAGCTGCGATGGAAATATAATCCTGCACAATAGACTGAGAGTAAGGTAATGGAAAATCCTATTGCATAAGTGGGTAGGATTCTGAAAGCTCTACCGATTAAAAATTCTTTCCATTTGTAACGTTCGAACGAGAAGGGGATAACAAATCCGCTTATTAGAAAGAATAATCCCACACCCAATAGACCTAAGCTGGTGTAGTGGTTAAAGGTGGCAAGAATGGGATGAAATATGACGGGTGGTTGATAGAGGTCGGGTAATAGAGGTGAGTTAATCAAGGTGCTTACTGAATCCCGTCCAAGCCAAAAAACAGCGCAATAATGAGAGATTAAGACACAAATTACGGCAATGCCGCGAAGGGCGTTGGCAAATTCTACTCGAGTAGTTTTTGGCGATGACATAGTTTCATGAGCCGGTATATGTAGATGTTTTTTTACTACTGGTGGGCCGTGTTGGGATCGAACCAACGACCTATTGATTAAGAGCTAACAGCGCATTTAATCAAAATTTTCTTTTAAATCAATAACTTAATTATATCAATCTGTCTAATTATATCATCAAAAACTATCAAAATACTATAAAAAAATCCCGTAAAAATTTAATCGTATTAGACAGCCCTTTTCTCTAAAAAATCTATTTAATTGGTACCACTTTCTTATGGTTTCTAATATACGTCTTTTCAGTAAACTTTGTATTTGAGTGCCCTAATAAATCACTAGCTTGCCTAAGATTTTTGGCATCGCTAGCGGCTTTAGCTCTTATATCATGAAATGTAAAAGGCTCTTTAATTAAACCATCCAGTAATGCTTTTTTCATAATCCTCTTGAAGATGCTAGAAAATCCACTATAAGTTAATGGGCCACCTCGTCTATTACAAAAGAGAGTGATGCTATGAATAACTGACCTGGGGAGTTTTTTAATTTTAAAGACACACTCGCTCAGTTCGTCAGACCATCCAATAATTAATTTGGATCCGGTTTTATTTTGCTCTATTTTTATCCCATTCTCGGAGATATCAGTCATTTTTATTGTGAGAATGTCCCCAATTCTTTGGCCTGTTAAATAAGCAAAATCCATAATCAAATTAATTTGGCTTGAAGCAATATTCTTAACTGCCAAAAATTCATGATCCTCTATATAGCGTGTTCGTGGTTTTTCAGTAATACGCTTAACGTTACGGCAAGGGTTGTCCCGTACTATTCCCCAGCGAATAGCCATACTAAATACATGGCTTAAGAGTGACTTTTCTCTGTTTGCTCCAACCTTAGCTTTTATACTTCGTTTATCAATATATTTGTAAATATCTACGGGGGTGACTTCATCTGGCTTCATGTTGCCGAACCAAATACGCAATGGCGAAATTTGAATCAAATTTGCTTTATAGCTAGCAGGTGATTTTAGGGGCGCAACTTCAAACATATAGCGATCAAAAAGCTGATTCATTATATGAGCATGCTCAGGACGGTTAATTAACTTCGTCCACGCAGCCATTGCCTCAGAAAAATTAGCTCCTAGTCTATGCCACTTATTCTTAACATCAACATAATAAAAAGCATTGTGCTTTATGTAGACCCTGGGAGGGAGGTGTTTGTCAGTTTTTCTAGGCTTTGGTGCCATTATATAATACCCATAAATTGGTCTAAGCCTTGCTCATCAGGCTCGACTCGTCTTTTTGTATTTTTTGTGTTTGATCCTATAATGGATTCTATTTGGCTAAGTAACACTCTAGGCTTCCCGTCGCAGCCAATTAAATGCTTAATACCATTTTGTCGTAACCACTGTATTTGTGAAGCCGCCTTTTTATATCCTGTTAGCTCGCGAATATCATCTTGACTTAGGAGCATAGTAATTCCTTTAATTATTGTTATGATAGCTGATTAATATTTAATGCCAGTTTATCCACCGACTGGCAGCGGTTGCATGGACAGTAGCAATGTCCTGGATTCGTAAAGCTAATTTATTTTTTAATGTCTTTTTGTGCTTTTTTATCGTGCTTAGTAACTTCTTTTGTTATTAAGTCATGTAATTTAGTAATCAACTTAGTTGCTTCTTCACTTAGCTTAAATTCTTTCTTCATTTTTTTTACTTTCTTTGGTCTTGCCATTTTTTTTTATCCTTTCGTAAATTAAAATTGAAATTTTGGTAAATAAAAAGCATATAGCTATTAATATTAAAACAATTAAAATTAATGGTAATTTAGACGAAATAATGAAAGGTAAAATAATTCCAAACATTATTAATAAAATAAATATGCCGCTAAAAATAATCATAGTAATTTTTTGCACGTTATTTTCCTTGTAAGTTAATTAATGGAATTGCATTGCTTCCCATCATAGTGGGCAATATTCCATTCCATCTGAGTATTGTTTGATAATGAACAAACTCTGGAGTTAAGCTGTCAGCCAGAATTTTATTGGCTTTTGCTTGCGACTCAGCATTAATTAAAATTTGTTGCGCTCTGGCTTGTGCTTGCACAACGGTCTTTTGTGCTTCAGCCTTAGCGGTTGCTACTTCATTCTCAACTTTCATAGCGTTTTGAGAAGCTTGTATTTTAGAGTTAATCGATTGAATGACGGTTTCTGGTAATCTAAATGAGCCTATTAAGTATATTTTATCAACTTCAATTCCATTCTGAACAGCTTGAGATTTAACGATAATATTAACTTTTTTAATGAAATCTTCTTTGTTTAATCCGTATATTTGTTCAACTGTCATGGTTGAAGAAACTTGATTCATTGCATCTCTTACCATATTTCTAAGAAATGTATTTGTTATTTCATCAATGCCTTGTCTATATTTTTGAAATACCTTAACAACGTTTTCTGGTCGTATGTTGTATGTTATTCCAACATCGGTATTAATGCTAAGGCCTTCACTAGTCTGCATTGTTATTGATTCATCCTGGCTTTTTTCTGAAATCCAGGTGTAATTTTGTAAGAATGTAGGAAATAGATAAAGCTCTTCATTCCATCCTATATAATATTTACCAACGTCGAGAGGTTGTTCAGAAATACCTTTTTCTGATCCGTAAAGGTTTACTTTAACTCCTTTATATCCCGCTGGTACTTTGCTGCAACTTGATAAAATGATGCATGCAATGATAGTTAATCCTGTTTTGTATTCTAATTTCATTTTTTACTCCGTTATTGTAAATAGTTATTGATTAACTCTGCATATCATTTCTTTTAATTGTTCTTTGGCATAACCAAGGCGGTGGGTTCTATCGTCATAATTAACCAACTTGTTTTTCCACTCCAGATACCATTCACCTATTTGATAGCAGATCCAATCCATTTGTTCTGGGTTAAATAATGAATTTTTAAAGGTGTCGATTTCGACAGGTTTAGATTCATCAATAATTATATGAGCAGGGCGTTCAGATTCTTCTTTAAGTTTAGCTATGCGTCTTTCTTCTGCGTTAATAGCGGCTTCTTTCTCGGCTTGCTCTTTAGCTATAGCTTCTAATCGCTCACGTTCTGCTTGTTGCTCAGTACGCATTTTCTCTAGGCGCTCGCCTTCAATGCGTCTTTCTTCAGATTCTTTAGTAAGCTGTTCTTGACGTAAAGCTTCTAGACGAGCAGCTTCGGCCTTGCGCTCTGCTTCTATACGCTCTTCTTCAAATTTACGTTTAGCAATAGCTTCATTTTGTTCTTTGAATGAAATTTCTGCTTGTATGATTAGCTGATCGAATATATCTGAAGGCATTGTTTCTACTTCGATTGGTGAAATTGAAATTCTTCTGCCTTCCGTATGGCCATCAACAAAATTAACTGCGTTAAATCTAACATTTAATTTATAAAGCTTATCGATGCGATCTTGATACTTGCGCTTTTTTTCTTCTTCCACTTCTTTTTTAATACGGTCTTTTTCAGCATTGTAATCATCTTCTTGTTTAGCGAGATAAGCTTCTAATGGTTCGAGGAGGGCAGTTATCCGTTTAGCTTCGGTATTGATTAGTCTCTGTACTTCTAAGGCATCAGCAGTTAGCTCTTTTCGTTTCTTGTCCACCTCCACGCGCTTGCCTTTGACTACAAGTCTAGCCTCGCGTACCGCTGCATAACCTGCTTTGTCATCAATGCCGGAAATTGTTAAATGTGAATATTGATTGTTAAGCTCAGCAATGCCCGCATCAGTTACTGTGAATTTTTTTAACTCTGTTTCTATATGTGTTAGTTCCATTTCTTAATCCTTTCTAAATATTGGTGAGAGCATGTCGGACTTTACCGACCGGCTTGAGCGCTTCTTCCCCCAATCAACTTGGATGCTACGCCTCTATAACGCGTGATATAGACGATGCTCTCGTATTCTTATTTCAATACTTTTTCTTTTTCTCTATAAAAATTTGTTAATTCAATCTGTTCTTTTTCTTCAAGCTCACGAATTAAGTCTGCTGCAAGATGAAGTGTGTCTAAAGATTTGGCCTCATTTAATTTATTTTTCACAGAGTCAAAAGAGATTTTTTTAACACTTGAAATTTCTGAGTTTTTTTCGACATCTTTGGGTTTCTTGGTATCTTGTGTTATCTTTTCATTGATTTCAGATGCAACAGGCGGTAATGGCGCAGATACATCAAAAAAGTCATCTCTCTTGGCCATGCCATCTTTGAGTGATTTTAAAATTGATTGCAATTGTATTGCTTCGGCTGGAATTGTTGCGTCTAGTTTGTGACCTAAGCGTTTCTCAATTTGATCTAACGTAATACCTACTTCGTCAAATCTCAAAACTAATTTTCTTAATCTATCTATGAGGGGTTCTTTTCCATTGGTTACCGTGTATTTACACCTTTCAATGGCTGCTTCCACAATATCGCCAGGGATCACAGCTAAAATGCATGCTCGCATACGTCTAGCCCCTTGATTAGCAACTAATTCATAAATGTCTCTCGGGTCTGTTAATCTCTGTGTACCTTTTTTTGTATGTCTCTCGTGTGGAACATGAAATATCTTAACTTCTCTAAAGTTTGTTTCTAAATCTACGGCATATGCTTCAGCAACAGAGATCCCATTTGATTGGCTTATTTCTCTTATGCCAACATCGATATTTCCCCACGATTGAGCTAATACTTCTGCAAGCCTAATGGATGGCCCAGTTACAACTTGATTTCCTCGTGGATATGCATACATGGCTTGCTCTGCGAGAAATGGTCTTTCGCATGCTTTCATGATTTTTGTAAATGCCTGGTTTTCATCACGAGGAAATTTTTTAGCGATTACATAAGCTGCTTGAACTTCCTGTGCCGCTCTAGATTGTTCTATTTGCACAATGCTGTTGTCTTTTGATGTTGATTCAGAAAAACCATAGTTTTGTAATATTTGATTACTTTGCATTGCTCTTAACCTCTGTACCAATTGGGTAAGCTGATAGTTCCTATAGTTTCTGGATATCCAGGCCATTCATTGCGCTCTAAGCATTCATGATAAGTTTCAATTGCTTCCTCAACCTCGTCATGAGCAATTCGCATAGCGCTTTCTTCAATCATATAATTGGCAGTTAAATGAGGTTCCTCTTTCTCAACAGCAACTAAAAGCACATGTTTGTAGTTTCGTTCTCTTAATTTGGTTAATCCAGATGTTGATAGATGTGCTTGACGGTGATATCCGTACTCAGCAATAGATCTGCAAAAGGCATATTCCTCCGCTGATTCTGTGGTTTTAATATCGATAATGATGTCATCGCAAAACCAGTCAGGACGTGATTTAAGCAAGGTCCCACTGGGGTGACGCCAGTATAGTGAGTTCTCTATATGGCCAGCGCCTCTACTATCGATGATTGCTTTAAAGGCTTTATTCGAGCGAATAGAGTAAGCCATTCTGGACGCTTTTCTAAACTCATCATCTTTTAGCAGAGATTTACCTGAAATTAAGAATTGTTCATAAATCATTTTCCCATCTTTTGTGCGTCTATCTAAGCCCTCTGGAAGTACAGCAAAAAAATTTTGAAATAGTTCTGGTTCTAATGCAAGCATGTGTACAGCTGAACCAAGTAAAGTTGCTTTTGTATCTTCTTTTTGAAAAAGACCAGACAAATATTGATAGTAGTATTTTGCTGGGGCTTCTCTAATTAAATTTAATCCGCTATTACTGATCCCATGACTCTTATGATAATCAGTGATGCTAATATTAGAATGTATTCCAACGGGAAAGTTTTTCATTTTTAAATCTCTTATTTAATATAAATATGAACTACAGAAATAATTATCGTTAAAAAAAACATGCTGCCGATTACATTGCTTTTTAAATTAAGCAGATGATTTTTCCAGGCCTCTTTGATTCTGTTCTTTTTGTTATATAGATATCCTATTTCTTTTGTTGTTAACAAAAATTCAGGTGATTTATTTTCCAAATATTTTATATGGTCTTTCATCATCATAATTTTATTCCCTGTTTAGGTTTTTATATTCTTGCGCTGCATAATTGAAATATTCGTTTAATGAGTTTCTAAAATATTTCAAAGCCTGTATCTCAGTTGCTTCTAAAAAATTAAATTGCTTTTCGTGATACTCGTCTCGCCCAGAGCAGGTCATTGCATCTATTAAATTAATAACTATGTCATCAAGATCATCGCAATTTACTAACCATTCTGTGCGGTCATCTAGGCAGTCAATTAAGCGACCTACAATCTCGTGCTTATCTGAATCGCAGAGATCGTCAAAGCAGGTTGTACCATCATTAATATGATCATTTACTAAGTTAATAAATTTTTCTCTGGCAACTTTGTTTTGTTGATTAAGAAAGTAAAACATCAGATGAGCCTCATTTTTTCAGCTATATAAGCTTCATTTTTCTTTTTGGCTTCCATTTCTGCGATTTCCGCGTACCCTTTAAGTTCACCGGCTTCTGATGCTTCAACCATTTCTGCTATTAGTCCTAATCCTAAAATTCTTAAACACTCAGCTATAATTTTTACTTTTGTTTCCCTTTCTAAGTCCGACATTCCGTTGTTCCTTATTTATAAAGTTTGAGGTTTGATCTTAATTTCATATCCTAGTTTTTTGATAACGTTGATAGAGTTATCGGTAAGCGTTTTAGTGCCTGCTAGCGCGGCTAAATTTTTCGCCTTGTCGCAAATCGGATAGATGAACTTGTTTCCATAAACTGTTTTTATTTCAACTGTGATTTCCATGTTTTTCTCCCTTAGTTTCAATGAGGGAAGAATACAGTTAAAAACTGTATCAGTCAACAGGGTAAAACTGTTTTAGATAAAAAATTTAACCTGTTAAAGTCTTGCGCTAGATGTGCGGAGATTAAGATGAAAAGAAAATTGCTTCTGGGGTTTTGGTTACTGTTAACTTCCGCAGGAATTTGGGCTGCGGCTCCTTATCCAATAGCTGAGGAGATAGTTGAATTCAAATCTGATGCATTTGGATGTTTGACGAAAGATGCTTTAAATCAAGCAATGGTTCATGTTCATAAGAAAGAAACTACTCTAGCCAAAGAAATGTTCGAAAAGAATGAATGTTTCAGCATATCCAAAAATACTAAGTGGAAGGTTTTATCTACTGATTACAAGTGGAGGGATCATCCTTTACAAATTAAAAGCCAAGAAAACCTTAATGTAGATATTCGTTTATGGATATATGCAGAATTTCTTAACAGTTGAGCAAAAATATTGGGATATGTATGAGAAAAATATTAGTTTTGGTTTTAGGTTTGATGTTTTGTCAGTTAACTTTTGGCAAACCTGCAAAACCTGATTGGATTAATGTTTCAAACATGACTGAAGTCTTTGCTGCAGCTTCATCAAGAGGTGGAAATATTGGATTTCCTATTACACCACATAATTCAGGCAGTCTTGAGTTTGAGCAAATTTTTTCTAATTGTGTTGGTCAAAATCCTTGTATAATTGATTTTGGTTTATGGGGTGAAAAGCAGCAGCAGTTATTAATCATTGGGAAGATCAAGATCTCTTTAGATGTAAAAAATTATTCAATTACAATTCTATCTGCAGAATCATTAAAGCCGTTGACTTATCATTTCAATGTTTTAAGTTCAAATAGCATAAAAATATCAACAGCAAAATAAATTCCAAAAGTGATAAGAAGAAATTAGCATGAGAATTAAGATAATATTTGCAATTTTCAATTTGGTTCTGATGAATCAAGCTTTGGCTCAAGAGCTTGTCTATTGTCCAGAAAAAATAGAATGTAATATGAGAGACGATATAAAATCCTGCAGAGCTTTCCCCGGTGGGGATGGATTATGGGCTAATATGGGCGTTACCTCGATAGTGGAAAAGGGTATATATACTTTTGAAAAAGCTAGTGCACCATATGAATTAGTTAAAGGACGCTCTTTTAATACCATCTGCTCTTATGGATTTAAGGTTAACTCAAAGATAACAAAGTTTATTTATCTTTCTGCGGGGGAGAAGCAAAAGCTTCAGGCTTTTTCGACTGAAGAGGTTGATAATGAATGGGCTATGAGTGCATCTGAAAATGACGGTGTTGTTGCGAACTGCTATTCAAATAAAGTTTCGTCTTGCCCTTTGATTAACAGTTAGGTCACTAAAAACAAACCCGCTGGCGGGTCTTATTTTTGAGGTTTTAATTTTATATGTTTATTCCAGTAGTTCTCAGCTTCTTTTGCTGCGGCTTCATATAATGTTTTACTTTCTTCAGTTTGATCTTTTTCGTATTTTATTTTTGCTTCATCAGCGATTTTTTTCAGATCTTGGTACTTATCAATTTTTGGTCCGGCAGTAAAGTCTGTCATGGTTATTCTCCTTGATCAATCTTGTTTGCTAAAATAATAACCCAGAATGAGTGTAACTATAGGCAGGAGTCCTGTCTTCCATATTTCAAGTAACATTGGGCTAATAGTTTTATCTATAATATTGAAGGTAGATAAAGCATTAGAGATAATTGCTAGGATAAGAACTGAAATAATCCCCCCTAAAACCCAATAAGCTAATGTCATCTTAGCTTTCACTGGATCCCATATACTTGCGGAAGGGTCTTTCGTGATTTTTTCTTCTTTACCCCATTGGGTAACTAGCATTTGGCCGTTTAAGCTTTTTTTTATATCTTCAGATATATTATCACTATGCATATTCTAATCCTGGAATATCTATTTTATACATGTCACCGTTTTTTTTTCTTATTAACAAGTCGCCGCCAGGATTGATTGAATCAATAATTAAATTTAAAGTTGCTAATGCGACCCCCACGACTTCTGCATTATTATCTGTATGCAAAATACTTCGTAATTTATTAGCTATATTGATCGTCTTTTCAGTTACTTGCATGTTAACTTCTATAAAATCATTCATGCTTGTCTTCTCCTTTATGAAAATTTACATTAGAAAATTCATATTTTCTAAATTCTTATTGTTATGGTTTTTCATTATTGACAGTCTTGTCAAGATCGAATTATATCAAACAAAATGAATAATGATATCAAACTATCGTGGTATTGCTTTAATGAGAGCATTTAGAAAGTTAATTTCCAATAAAATCAATTATTATTAGTTTTTCTACGAAATTAGCTCAGCTTTTTTTTTAAGGGAGCCATGGAAAATTACAACGCCAATGATTTTCTCGATTTTCTCTATTGGAAGTGAGGGAAAGCGGTTTTTATCTAGATTAAAGGCTTCTAGAGTTATCTTTTTCCCTTCGATTTGATACTGTCTAAATACAATTTCATTATCTAGTTTTGTTTTTGCTAAAACAAGATCGCCGTTTTGGGCTGGCAAATCTGGATCTACAATTATTGTTTGGCCTGGGCTAATGCATCTATCTGGGTTTTGTGATTCCATTGCGTAAGTTTTTATATTTATAAAAAATGGCTGTCTACCTTTGATGTATTCTTTTAAATAGGTTGCTTCTAGATCTGGATCTATAAAGGGAGACTCTGAAGAGGGAGGGGTATTCGTTGAATTATCTGGCTCGCTCAACCATGAGGGGGCGTTTATGCCGTATTTTAGCCATTCTTCCGAAACCTCTAGGACTTTGGCCATTTTCTCTAAGAAGCGAGGATTTTTTGTATCTCCTTTTTCAATAGAAAATAGAGATTGCTGCTTCATAGGAATTAATGCAGCAAATTGTGGCTGGCTCCAGCCTTTATGCATCCTCGCTTTTATCAATCTTTCAGCTAATGTTTTCATAGGCACACTATCACAAGTAAAAACTGTTTTATCAAACAGATAAAAACTTTAATACCGTTGACGAACACAGTTAAATACTGTATTTTTCTGTTATGAAAAAATATCAAAGCAACCAACTAAATGCATTGCTCAAAGCTATTAAGCTAGCTGGTGGGCAATCGGCCCTTGGAAGATTTTGTGGTGTTAAGCCACAAACTATAGGCGTTTGGGTTAAAACCGGCAGAGTTCCAGCTGCTCGGGTATTGCAGGTCGAAAATGCAGTAAATTGCCTCATTTCACGGCATGATTTGCGGCCTGACATATATCCTCGATCTATTTAATTGTTTTATTTATGTTCACAGCATATAGCATTTATATTAAGGGAAGCTTAAGAGCTATCTTCTAAAAATAATTATTGAGTAGCTTTGATAAAAATAAAAAAGGAAGTTTATGACCTCATATAGGCCTAAAGGTATTAGTGATCTCGATATTCTTTGGGCTATTCGCGATATTCCAAAATCAATTTTAAACTCCTCCAGAAAAGGGATTTTATCCATGTTTATAGCCATCATCGGTCAAAATGAAAGATGCACTTATAGCATGGCGGAGCTGGAAGATAAGTTAGGTTGTACTGATAGAAGTTTAAGAGAGAACTTTCATTATTTGGAAGAGATAAATTTTTTAATCATCGAAAGACCTTCTCATTATGTCAAAGGGGCGGTTAATCATTACAAAATAAATTATGAAAAGATTTTAGAAGAAGCAAATTTGTATAGAAATTAGTGTGACAAATTGTAGGGGGAAAAATCTTCCGATAACTTTTTAAAACGGGTTTTAGGGGGAAGAATCTTCCGGCCTAGGGGGAAAAATCTTCCGATAACTCCGGAAGAATCTTCCGCACTATATATAAGATATATATTTAAGAAATACATATAAGAAATACAACAGAAGAGAAAAATTTAAAGTTATATCTGTGGATAACTTAAAGGTGGGGGTGAAATATGGGGGCAAATTTCAAAATTGAGCATATTGATGAAAAGGAAAATCCATATTCCAGTACTGGGTATGTTCGGCTTCCAGATTCCAGAGAAGTGATGACACGCATTAAAAACAATATGCGTGCACCAGAGCCTTCACCGTTGATTAAAGAAATTTGCAAAGAAAGAAATTTAGATTGGAAGACTCAGACTACCCTAGAAGAAATAATGATGAAGGTAAGAAAATATGCAAAGTAAGTGTTGTAAAGCAGAAGCTAAAGTTATTGAAACAGAAAATCGAAATTATTATGTGTGTGAGAAATGTCATTTTTGGTGTCACCTAAATTATGAGCCTGTGAGGCTTGAAAAAGAAGATGGTGCAGCAAAGATATTAGAAGAAAAAATTAATTGAATTTGAGGCGGTAGGATTTCGAAATTTCGGTATTCGTGAATGAGGTTTGGAGTGGGAAAAGAAAAATTGATTGTAGCGTTACCTTATCCGCCTTCTGTTAATCGTGCGCTTCGAACAACAAGGCAGGGAAAAATCTATCTGCATGATTCAGTGAAGCGATATAGAGCATCTGTAGGGGTATTAACAATAGCTCTGCCAAGGCTAGGAAAAGCTAAATTGTGTGTTGAAGTCAACATGTATCCGCCCGACAAAAGACGACGAGACATCGATAATATTTTGAAGTCACTTTTGGATGCTTTGCAGCATGCCGGCGTTTATGAAAATGATTATCAGATCGTGAAATTGACCGTAGAAAGATGTGGTGTAAGAGAGGGTGGAATGGTTGAAGTTAAGATTGCGGAGTATAGGCAATGACTTTGCACGAAGCTTACAAGAAGGTTCTTAGATCTCATGGTAATGATATTAATAAAACCATGAAATGGTTTAGCACTGCGTTATTCGAATTTAAACACAAATCACCTAATGAAATGATTAAGGCTAAGAAGCAGAAGATGGTTATTGATTACATTAACAAGCATTTTATTTACTAGAGGAAAGGTATGAAGCCGTGGAAGCATGCGCAAGTTTCAGTGAAAAAATTTGGTGGAAAGCCTGAAGATTATTTAAAGATTCATGATTTTTTTGATTCTAGCAAAGCTCACTTTCCCGATATGCGACATCGAGCTTTACTGCATAGCAGCTTTGGCATTTTTATTGTTGAAAGTGTATTTGGGACAAACATTATGAATAGCGATGGCAAATTGGTTTCCGTGAGAGATATTGGAGAGCAGCATGTTATTGATGATATGGGCACCATACCAACAGTGCAGGATTATTTAATACATTTGCCCTTATTGAGTTGGTTGGGTGGTAAAAAACGCAAGATCACAAAAACAATTGAATTAGTAGATTAAGGGGAAAGGAAATGAATTTAGAAGAAATTTTAGCAATAAAAAAATCTTACCAAGATGCGGTAGCGACGCATGGTAAATCCGCGCTACAACTTTTATTTAATGATTTTTTTGGAAAGCATCCTGAGGTAGAGATTTTGTCTTGGACTCAATATATCCCAGGTTTTAATGATGGCGAACCTTGTATGTTTACTATGGGTGAACTTGGAGTAAAGCTAGTTAATGGGGGGTATCTAGATGAAGAAGATGCAGAGGAAGATTTTTTCTCTTCTTGGAATCTTCAAGAATCAAATCCATCTTTGAGTGGATCTATGGATAGTCTAGAAATAAATCTTGGTGAATTAGAAGATTTATGCCAGGAAGTTTTTAGTTTAGACGTTCGTATATTGGTCTATAAAGACAGAATTGAAACTGAAGAATATGAATGTGGATATTAAAATATGAAATTTCGAATTGTTAAAAGATACGACGGAAGCTTTGAGGTTCATAAAAAGTCAGATATGTTTTCAGGTTGGCAGAAAGAGAAAATATACAAGTGGGATGTTAGTGAAAAAGATATTACGAAAGTTAGCCAAGACGGGTCAACGCCTTACTTATTTTTAGCACAAGAGGTTATGAAAAATAAAGTAAAGCAAATTAAAGAAAGAAAAATTAAAAAAGAATTCCAAATAATTGAGGAGGTGAAAATATGAAATTGGACAATGAATCATTTTGGCATTTAGGAGTCGTTTGTTTGACGCTAATCATCGTAACTATGATTGTTTGCATTACTGTAGATGATGCGACAACTATTTCTAAGCGGTCTGAAACACACGAGAGCTATCCTAGGAATTGAGTATGAATAACAAATTAAAACCGTTTGATCTTGAACGAGCGCTGGCGGGGGATCCCGTTGTTACGAGAGAGTGGAAGAAAGTTTTAACTATAGCTCACTTCCCTCATAATCATCCTAGAAATCATGTATATGCTCAAATAGAAGGAAGTTTTGCATGTGATACATTTTATTCTAATGGAAGAAATGAAATCGACATAGAAACTGAGTGGGATCTCTTCATGGCCCCAAAAACCAAGAAGCTTTGGATTGCTGTGAATAAAACAACTAATTCGAATGGAAATCATTGGTGTCTCTCCACAATAGAATTATCCAAAGAAGATTTAATTAAAAGCTTAATTGGAATGCCGTTAGGAAATTATCATCTCGTTGAGATTGAAATCGAAGAGTAAGTATTAATTCACAATTACGCGTAGGGAATAAAGATGAGAACAATTTGGAAATATGAAATACCCATCGCAGATAAGTTCGTTTTGCAGATGCCTATTACAGCAAAAATATTAACTACCCAAATTCAAAATGGTCTTCCTGTTATGTGGGCCGTCGTAAATACCGAAGAAAAGTTGAAAGAAAGGACATTTTATTTGTTTGGTACGGGCCATAGATTTCCTGAGGAACATAATGTGCGCTACATAAACACATTTCAAATAGACTCTTTTGTCGGACACTTGTTTGAAGACTGTGAGATTTAATAAATGAAAATTGAAAATCAGATATGTGATTTAGAGTATGCAAAAATGCTTGAAGAGTTGGGGGTTATGCAGAATAGTTATTTTTATCATATTTGCGGTAATGGAATAAATGATGAATTTGAGGAGCAACATATTATTTTGGATACATTACAAAAAGATGGAATATCAAAATATAAAATTTTGGAAGGAATGAAGATTGAATTTTATTCTGCATTCACAGTTGCGGAACTGGGTGAGATCCTTCCGATAGAATTAAATGATAAGTATTTATTGTCTCATCGGTGCTCAAGAGGTGGTTGGTGGCTTATGTATTCAAATGATAGTAACGACAATGAATGTAATTCTGTATGGGATTTATCTGAAGCCAATGCCAGAGCAAAAATGCTAATTTATTTAATCGAAAATGATCTTGTCAAAGTGGAGGATTTGAATAATGGTAATTGATATAGTTGGATCTACGCTTTCTCTTTCAGCAGAAAATGAAGCTGATAAGCATTATTTATCATATATAGATAATCAGCTATCTTCAAATAAGATTAATTATGAAGTTGAAAGGCAATGGGATATTCGTCGAATTGATATTCCATTATCTTTGAAGAGTATATAGATTTCTAATTGGTTGGAAGTGGGGGGGTAAATGACAGAATTAAATATATTTCCTTGTCCGGTTTGTGGTGGGGGAGGGGAATTGTCTACTGGTCAAATTGGGCCAATGAGAGCAATAGCGTATTACATTGAATGTATGTCTTGTTCATCCTCAAGCAATATGAAGTTTGGTATTGAAAATGCAATAGAAGCATGGAATAAGCGAGTATGAATAAAAAAATCTATCGTAATCCATGTGAGTATAATCCAGTAGAAAAGCGTGCTTGTTTCGAACATGAAGTGCATGCCAATGCTGATTGTATAATTGGTCATAATGGTCATTGGAGATTATGCGACAGTTGCGCAAATCTTTCAGAATTTAAAAAATTTAAAATTAGAAAGAAGATAGAGGATAAATAAAATGAGAACCAAAAATCATTTAAAAAAATTAAGTAAGCTATCTGGATCTAAATTTTGGAAATATATCATAGAGAACAAGCATGACCTAAAGTTGATTTTAGATAATGATGATACCATCGTTGTTCTTAATAATTCTAACGAAGATGATGAAAATCATATAAGTGCTCCTAATTATTTAGGGAATTCTCAAGGAATTTTAGAATTACTAAAATCAATTGGTATCTGTCATGAAGTTTGCTAAGGGAATTTAAAATGACTGAATCAGATACAGAATTGCTATCTAAAATAAAGCAAGCGATGCTCTTAAGACAAAAAGCGTATGAAGCCAATCGTCAGTTTGCTAAAGCACATGCTATTAAATTAATGTTACATGATATATCAGAAAGATTTGAATGTTCATGGATGTGTGGTTATGGATGAGTCAGAAAAATGCGCGTGCCCTGTTCCAGATCGAGAATATTTATGGGGAGATATTTGTTTTTGTGAATATTGTCAAAAGGTAGTTAAAGATAATGACTGAATCAGAAAAGTGCCAGAAGTTATTGGAATTTGTTAAAAATTTAGCATGGCTGCATCGATATGATGATGAAGAGATAAAAGAATTTAATGGCCAGGGTTTTTATTTAGAAGCTAAAGAAGCAAGAGGTTTGTTAAAAGAAATAGGTGAACTATGACATTAGAAGAAAAGTATGGGGCTTTATTAGAATTCATTAAACGCGTACACGGGGTAGGCGTCTCGATACGCAACGGCACATCTGAGGCGAGAAACGATATAGAGCTTTTGAATGTCTATAAAGCTATGGATTTTGACGTGAGAGTATTGCTGCAAAAAATAGGTGAAGAATGAGCGAATGGATTAGTGTTAAAGACATGTTACCCGTATCAGGTAAGATAAACTTAGTTTCTAATGGAAAAGGAGTAACCACTGGGTCATATGAAGATTTTTATCAAGAATTTATTCTTTATAATACCGTAGATAGAAAAATAGAAGATGTTACCCACTGGATGCCACTACCAAATCCTCCTGAGGAATAAATATGGCCGCAATAGATAAGATATATGGAACTAGAAAGCAATACATTGAGCTTAGACAATGGTTACATAAGACAGGAAGGAAACTACATTTAACATGTATGTATGATGACATTCCACGTATAGATGATCAACATAAAGAAACTCCTATATCAAATTTCGCCTGTTGGATGGATAGAGATTTATGGCTTAACTGTCCTCTTGAATTTGTCAGGGAAAGGTTAATTGAACAATATAATGGTGAGCCTATAAAATGAATAAATTAATATTTTTAATACTGTTATTGCCCGTAGTTTGTTTTGCTAAGCCAGAATGGGAAAAAGTAACTTGTGAAATGTCTAGTCCTTGTATTTATCGTTTGTGTGTTCCGCATGGATGGTTGGTTACGCGTGGTGCACAAGGATTAGCATTCTACCCAGACGAAAAGCATGAGTGGAGGATTGATTGATGAAGCAAAGGGAAGCTGAATTGTTTGCTGATATAGGACATACACAAGTAGGTCAAAAGAGAAAATATACTAATGATCCATATATTTACCATCCTAGGAATGTTGCGTATTTAGTTCAGGTGGTAGGCGGAACCGATGAAATGATTTCGGCCGCTTTTTTACATGATGTTCTTGAAGATGTTGCGCCCAAATACCCTGGTCAATTTGGTGAGGGAGCTATTAGGAAGGCATTCGGTGATGAAATTCTTGAGCTAGTTAAATGGCTAACTGATGTTTCTAAGCCTGAAGACGGTAATAGAGATGTTAGAAAGAAAATTGATAGAGATCATACTGCTGCTGCGCCTGCGCAAGCAAAAACAATTAAGCTTGCTGATTTAATCGATAATTCATTAAGTATATGTGAGCATGATCCTGGTTTTGCGAGAATTTATTTGAAAGAAAAGAGGTTGTTGCTAGACGTGCTTAGAGATGGTGATAAAAATCTTTGGGATATAGCAAATAATATTTTAATTAGGAATGGATATTAATGCTGATAACTCTAGGTCATCTGTTCGATTTGTATCTTGCCGGGATAGTAACTGGCGTCATAGGTATGTGCTGGTTTATTTGGTGGGGGAAAAATAAATAAATGAATTTACTGAAGAAGATAAAATAATTCTTAAAAAACTAACTAATCCAAAATATGATTTAAATGATCTTCATCAATTTTTAACTAATCAAGAGAAGAGACATTGAGTGCGGAATTTGAGAAGATATATTGGGATAATGTTGAGGAATTGTATGTGCAAATGAAGAGATTTAAGATTAGTTATTATTATTGTGATTCTGGGATGGAAGGAATAGCGAATGAATTTCCTGAATGCATAATTGATGCTCATAATTTAGATATGGCCATATTTATTTATCATCTACTATATACTAAGTCATATCTAGATATATCTTTTAGGGAATTTGAAAAAAAAGATGAAGTAGAAAAAATGTGGGGAATATCTGCTATTGAAATGCAGAAATCTCATAATGATGAAGCGGTTACTATCAAAAAATCCCAGCGGGAAGAGATGCTTGAGTATAAGAAGAAGGTTGATAATTTATTTGATTCAAGTATGTATCGATCTTATAGAGAAAGTTTAATTGATTTAAGAAAAAGAATAGAAACATTAGAAGAAGTATCAGCAGATTTCATACAGAAAGAGCAGGGCGAGTTATATAAAAGAATAATGAAATTAGAAGAAAAATTGAATACATTAACGAATGGTTGTGTTAACTAAAATTTCAATAATAAATTTAGTAAATTAATCTATTGAAAAAGAATTGGAAAAATTAGAGAATAGTTCCGAAAATTTTTCATATTACAATTAATAAGGATGTGGTCGTGAAAAAAATAGCAATTTATTTGTTACTCGCTTCGTTGTCAATGTCAGCCTCAGCTATCACAGGTCATGGTTTTACAATTATATCTGAAACTCATAAAGTAACGCCTGGCGCGCAGGGATCGATAAAGCGCGACGTTGGAGCTGTTCCAGGCTCAAATGGTGAAGTTGCGGCTGTATCTTCGACTTCGGATGCTCATGGAAAAAAAAACACTAATATCGGGCTAAAAAGTCATCATACTTTTAGTATAAGAAACCTAACAGGAGGACCGCAACGTTATAAGGTTCATTATGAATTGGTTACTCATGGCATGTCATCAATACATGATATTGAGTTAGAAATCCGAGCTCAAGGATATGCTGTAGAAGGAGCGGATGTTTTTTTAGCGGTAAATTTCCCCACCCCTGCTCAATACCCAATTAATGCTGATACTAAGATATCAGGGCCTCATTCGGATTTTTTTCGTTCGAACGCGAAATTAACTATTACTAATTAACTTAATAATTTAATGGCATGGCCAGCAAGCTCTGGCCAATTGCCTATTTTTTATGTCTAAGTAACCAGTCTTTTATCGCGTCTAATTTTTTCTTTGTATCTTCTACATTCGCAATATACCCGTCTAAGTCCTGTGTTTTTATAGATTCACCTTCGTCCAGCATATCAATTAAGTCTCCTAATTTTTCTTGAGCTTCGGATAGATTTTCTACCCATTCATTGTTTATTTCTTTTTCGTTTGTCATAACACCTCCTCAAAATCAAATTTTACCAAAATTTGTCCAATTGATGTTTGGTAATAATGACGAGCGTTACATCTGCTTGCACACAGACTTTCCCACGGAAATTGTGGATAACTGTCAATGTGAAACGGTTGATATCTGTATTATTTATAATCCGTGATTTATATTAAAAGTGGGATTTTAAAACCTATATTTGTCTTGTACTGTATTCAAAGTGGTGTTAAAAGTTAAAAAATTGATGTTTTTTGTCGTTAAAACCCATTTTTAGTGTTTTTGCCTCTGTTCACATTATGGCGGTTTTGTTAATCTATTTAACAATGACCTACGGAATGACGAAATGAGTAATTTTGATACTGCAATCATAACGGTATTAAAGCATGAGGGCGGATATGTGAACGATCCGCAAGACCCTGGTGGCGCCACTAATTTTGGTATCTCTTTGAAGTATCTGCATAGCTTAGGAGATTTATGGAGTCATTTTGACTTTGATTTCGATGGCGATGTAGATGCAGAAGACATTAAAAAGATGACTAAAGAAGAAGCGATAGAAATTTATCGTCAGTACTGGTGGGACAAGAATCAATACGAGCGCATTCTCAATCAGCAGATTGCAACCAAGGTATTTGACTTGGCGGTAAATATGGGATCTGTGCAAGCCCATAAATGCATGCAGCGTGCAATTCGATCTGTGTCAGGCGACTTGTTAGTTGAAGATGGCATTTTAGGATCTAAATCTATTCAGGCATTAAATACTGCGAACCCAAATGAATTATTAGCTGCGTATCGAAGTGAGGTCGCTGGATTTTATCGAAGTTTGAATAAGCCTAAATACATTAATGGTTGGCTGAATAGGGCATACGAATGAGTGTAGAAGCTCTTGCAAAGACAGTATCGCAGTATGCTCCTATTCTTGGGTCGTCGTTGCTTGGCCCTGTTGGCGGAGTTTTTGGGAGTTTGATTGCCGCACTATTTGGCGGGGCTAAAGAAGATCCTGCTGATTTAGTTAATAAGATTACGGCTGATCCTGATGCAGCGGTAAAGCTGAAGACATTAGAGCTTCAGCACAAAGACAATATTTTAAATATAGACAATAAAAATTATGCGACTGAGGTTGATGATCGCAAAGATGCTCGTGCGATGAATATCACATTGCATGATCACATGCCAAATATTCTCGCTCTTATCTTCATCGTAATTTATGCAGTCATGCAGTATCACATAGTAAATAATCCTGGAAATCAAGACGATGTGATCAGTGCCAGGGTGCAAGATATTTTTGTAATGATTATTAGCTTTTATTTTGGCAGTGCTCACGGGAAGAAAAAACAAGAAGAAGGTAAATGATGCCAGCAAAAGAAGAAACAAGAGGCAGGAATACTCTATATACAGAAGAAATGGGTGATGAAATTTGCCAAGTGATTTCTGAAAGTACAAAGGGCTTAACCCCTCTGTGTATTATGAATCCCCACTGGCCAAACCCAAGAACAATTAGAAATTGGATTTTGGATAATGAAGAGTTTGGAAAGAAATACGCGCGAGCAAAGCTAATTCAAGCCGATGAAATAGCTGAGGAATGTATAGATATTTCAGATGATAGTTCTCATGACACCCTTACGATTGAAAGAGATGATGGCTCTATTAAAGAAATAGCAAATACTGAATTTATAGCTAGATCAAGATTAAGGGTAGACACGCGAAAATGGTATGTATCTAAATTAGTTCCGAAAGTCTATGGCGATAATTCACAAAAAATCATCTATCAACAAAAATTCGAAGATTTAAGTGAGGAAGAACAAGTTAATTATATTGAATCTCTTCCTGCGGATAAAAAATTAAAACTATTTAGCGAAGTAGCTAAAAAAATTAAAGCAAGCAAGGGAAGTTAACTTATGAGCGCTGCGATAAATTTGCTTTTGCTTTTTAATGATATTGAAGCGCCACCTGTACCGCCAACTGGCGAAAGACGTATTACAGATGATAACAACATAAGAATTACAGACAGCGGTGATACGCGAATTACAGACTGAGGTCACACATATGGCTGATATAAAAATTGAAGGTTTAGATCCAATTACCGACCAGTCTCCAACAGATTTATATGAGATTAGTCTAGATGGTGCTGGGTCTAGAAAAGAAACTAGACAGCAACAAATTACTTATTTAGAGGATAAGTTTATTGCTCAAGGTGGCTCAGGTTCAGTTGACCAATTAGATGCGAATGTGATCAATGTTAATGATAAATTAAATCTGATCGATTATTCAGATACGATGAGCTACGTTTCTACATCCGGTGATGTTACTAATAATGGCCAAGTCATTCAAGCGAAAAGAAATATTGAAGACAGTATAGGTCTAAATAGTGGAGATCAGCTTAATGTAACTCCGGGAACATTTACCTATACTGGTAATTTTAGTATGGCACCTTTTATTACAATAAGAGGACAGGGCTATCTAAATACTATTTATGATGTAACGGGAAATATTGGACTAAATGATTCTACTTGGACTAGTTCATCAAATCCTGAATTTACAATACGTGATATTACCTTAATCGCAAGTGGAACAATTAATTTCACTCCAACATCAGTCATATCTGGGTCTACGCAAAGATTTTACAATGTTAATCACTTGAGTGCTGCAACATATGGCAATCTAACTAATTTAAATATTGATGGATGCATATATGGGGATATAACTATCTCCGATGTATTAAATTGTAATATTAAAAATACATTAATAACTAATGGCATTACGATAAATATAAATTCTACTAACAATATTTATACATTTGAAAATGTTGATTTCAACAACCAAACCGTCAATGTAGTTATTAGTGGTCCTTATGATCCTATATTTAATTTCATTAACTGTAAAAATAATGTTGTATTTAATTATGATGATAGCTCTTTTGGATATGCCGCAATAGCTAATTTTGATTTTCCAAGTTGGCCTCTGAATGGATATCAAGATTTTGGAGGCCAGCTTATAGCAAAACAAACGACAGAATGGCCTTTGGTAGATACTACCAGGGGATTTGGTAACTCATACCAAGGTGGTAACAATTTTTTCTGGAATCAAACAAATAGTATATTTGCAGCTGGTCTCAATGCCCATACCGTACTTGGCACCAACCAAACTCTGCTTGGTAAATCGACATCAAGCAAGAGCCATGTGTTTGTTGCAGCGGAGGCAACTAATAGTGACTTTTTCCCAGCACAAGATAATCAATTTGTGGTTAGATATTTAAATGGTTTCGGGTTCGGTACTGGGGATCCTAAAGCCAATTTCCATGTTAAAGCCAGCAATAGTGGAAGTATGTTATTTTCTGCTAGTTCATTAGTGGCTGATGCAGATATTTCTAACTCAGAATTAAACCCATATATCACAACTACTAATTTGATATTCAAAGGTAAATATAGCGGTGGTGGAGTATTTAATTACAATTTAAATTCATTACCTGGATACCCATTACTTGCAACAAATAATGTTTTTGCTGGACAAAACACATTTGTCTCTCCAATAGTACAAAATTCAGTAGTAATTTCATTAACAGGTAACTCTGGAACAATTAGTGCAGCTCAATTAACCGCTGGTGTTTTAACATTTGCGACTACTGCTAATGCAAGCTGGGCTCTTCCTACAGCAGCACAAATGGATTCTCAATTAGGAGCTCCTCTAGCTGGTGGAGGCATGCGTGGTATTGAATTAAGAAACCCTAATAATTTCACATTAACAATTACAGCAGGAACGAATTTCAATCTTGGATTAATGTCTATAGCGGGAACATTAGTCATACCTGCTAATACTTCAGTCACTGTAGGATTCACTAGGGTTGATGCAACACCAACTTATAGTCTCTATGGTAACTCAAATAATCCTCAAGGTTCAGGGGATGTGACCAAAGCAGGTGATAACGTATTCACCGGTCAGAATACTTTTATGAGTTATTCATTGAACAATGTAACTCCAGTAACGCTTACTGCTAATGGTGGTACATTGACCGTTGGGCAACTATTCTTTGGTAACACCCAATTCATTCCAACAGCAGATTGCACATGGACATTACCAACGCAGACATCTATTGATGGGGCCTTAATTGGCGGCTCTCCTGGGTTTGGTATTGGTTTTGACAATATCATGTTTACGAATAGTAGTAATTTCACTGTGACTTTCGTTGCTGGGACAGGGACAAATTTCAACGGTATGAGTTCACCAGGTATATTGATCTTAGGACCTGGTGCTAGTGTCACATTGAAGATAACCAAAGATAATACACCGGCCTATGTGTATTCGGGTGCATCATTTGGTTCTGGATCATATGCAATATTCAACGTGACCGGATCTTCTAAAACATTAGGATTAATTGATTCTAATTCATTACAGAATTGTAACAGTGCTACTGCACAAACAATTACATTCCCACTCAATTCAAGCGTTGCATTTCCTATTGGAACTAGAATAGATGGGGCCCAAATTGGGGCTGGACAAACTACTCTAGCAGCAACCGGCGGTGTAACATTGCAAAGTCAGCTTGGTAATTTAAAAACTGCCTTCCAATATGCAGCATGGACTGCAACTAAGACAGCGACTGATACATGGTTAATCGTGGGAAATCTTTCTACATGATGAGAAATAGGCTAGGCACTGTGGCGCAAGCAATACCTCAGATTCCTTTGGACTTGGGGTTTGCTTCTAATGCTGGCGCTTGGTCGGTACGAAAGATAAGGACTGCATATTCGGGATTAGCAATAACCCTACGTAGATCAAGTGATAATGCACAGACAAATGTTTCATTTGATTATTTCGGTGGTATTAGCGCTTCATCATCGGTCAGTGCGGGAGGTAATCTTGTTACTTGGGCTGGTTCAGATACTTTATTTGCTGTTACTTGGTATGATCAATCTGGTCTTAGTTATGATCTTACACAAGCAACCGCTGGTAGCCAATGGACATTCGTATTGAGCGTTCCTTCACTTAATGGCAAGTCAGTCTTACGCAATTCAGATGGCACAAGGACAATGACAGTATTGGGAAGTGTTACATTCAAAAATCCTCATGATATATCGATCAGCACTGTTTTCGGAATAGCCAATATAAATAGTATCGTGTTTAGAATAAATGATAGTGCAACTGGTCGGATGTATGTTAGATATTCTGCTCTTAGCTCTGGAAGTATGAGATTAAGAGTGTATAACAGTGGTAATGTCGTCAATATTCAAACTAGTTTCGGCTTTACTACTCTTACTTCATATACTCAGATGACATGGACTGTAGTTAATGGCGCATCTCCAACGGTGATTAGTTATTTGAATACATCCATTTTTTCTCCTGAAACCAGCGTGAATGCTTGGACTAATATAGATATTAATACAGTTCAATACACATTGGGTGTTGGCACTTATACTGGAGATATTAGTGAAATAATATTATTTGATTCGGCGTTAAATACTAATCAGTCACAAGCAGTTAATTGCAGCCAGAAAAATTATTTTGCTACATGAGGTCTTAATGATAACTATATTGAAGTTTAATTCATTTGAAGATGCACAATCAAAACTTAATGAATATGACGATTTAGCTAGAAGTCCAACTTCATCGCCAGATTTTACTTTGGTAAATATATACAAACATCAAACTTTAGAAAGATGGTGGTTTAATGGTTCTAGTTGTATTGAAAATGGCGGGTTAGGTCGACAACAAATCACGGATGATATTGCAATGCAAAATACCTTTGAGGTTGCTACGTATTCCGATCTCATTGGCCTAGGATATTTGCCCCAACCTGAAGATGATTAATCATATGAATATAATCCAGTTTGACTTCAAAAGGAAAAATTAAATGAGCCTTAAAGAGCAGTTTTTAGTTGCTGTTGTGAATGAAATTAATTTAGCTAAAACAGCTGTTACATTTGAAGCAGGAGCTAGTCAATCATCTGTTTTTAATTGCGGGGCTACTCCGCCAGCAGAAATGTTTTTTCCTGCTAATTGGACAAGTTGTAATGTTTCATTTCACGTTTGTAAGACTCCAGATGGAGTTTTTGTTCCAAGAACTAATTTTGATGGTACTGCTTTAGCGGTAGCAACAGCGGCATCAACAGCAACGCCGACGCAGCCGTCTATGTTTCACTCTACACTTTTTATGAAGTTGGTTTGCTCAACTCCTCAAGTGAATGCATGTATTGTAGACCTAGGATTAACCCCAATATATCAAGGCATTCATAATTAATGTCTACTGCTCGTTTAATTTTAGAAGCTTTCGAATTACTTGAAGAGGAAGAGCTAGATAAAGAGCGAGCGGCAAAGTCATTGGCTGAATTTGTAAAGCAAGCATGGCATGTAATAGAGCCGGGAGCGCCCTATGTTCATGGTTGGCATATTGATGCGATTTGCCAGCATTTAGAAGCGTGTACGTCTGGTGAGATTTTGCGTCTTGTGATAAATGTTCCGCCAGGCTGCATGAAAAGCTTAATCTTAAATGTATTTTGGCCTGCTTGGGAGTGGGGGCCTAAGAATATGCCTCACTTGCGCGGACTGGGTGTATCGCATAAGCAAGAGTTGGCAATGCGAGATAATATTAAGCTTCGTCGCTTAATTGCTAGCAAATGGTATCAGGCGCGATATCCGCATCTTGTTTTAACAAGAGATCAAAATTCTAAGAAAAAATTTGAAAATACAAAATTTGGCTTTAATGAAATTATGGCTTTTGGCTCAATCACGGGATCTCGAGGCGATAGAGTTAGAATTGATGATCCTCTCTCGGTAGAAGACGCTCAATCAAAGATTATTTTGGCAACTAGAGAGTTTTTGTTTAAAGAGGCTATTCCTACTCGCGTAATTAGCCCTGAGTTTTCAGTTATTGCCATAATAATGCAAAGATTACATGAGAATGATACTACAAAGCTCGCGCTTGATATGGGTTATGAGCATTTAATGCTGCCGATGGAGTTTGAGCAAGAAAGAAGATGCGTAACTAAAATAGGTTTTTCTGATCCTAGAAGCGAAGATGGTGAGCTTTTATTTCCTGCCAGATTTCCGAAGCATGTTGTCGAAAGAGATAAGCAATCTTTGGGTAAATATGGCCATGCTTCTCAAAACCAACAAAGGCCAGCTCCACGCGAAGGTGCCATTATTAAGGTTGATTGGTTACAAAATAGATTTCCTGTTCAACGTGATGCGTATGGAAGAATTATTCTTAATTCATACAAAGAAATTTATCAATCTTGGGATACTGCATTTAAAGAAGGCCAGGAAAATGATTATTGTGTTTGCACAACATGGGGATTGAGAGATAACGGGTTTTACTTAATTCATCGATTTAAGCAGAAGTGTGATTTCCCAACTCTTGAGAAACAAGCAATTGAGTTAGGTAATTATTTTAACCCTAATCAAATTTTAATTGAAGATGCTGCTAGCGGGCAAAGTTTAGTTCAAGCAATGAAGAAACGGACAAGATTGCCTATAAAAGCGGTGTCTGTTGCTCAAGATAAATCTGCAAGGCTCAATTCTGTATCTGGGTATTTTGAAGGGGCTAGAGTGTTTTTGCCTAGCAATGAAGTGTGGGTGGATGAGCCTGATGGTTACGCGTATGAGCTTACTACTTTTCCGGCGGTAAAACATGATGATTCTGTTGATAGCACTTCACAATTTTTAATAGAAATCGCACTTAGAAGAGAGGCTTCTTTAGGGGTTATAAATGGCTCCCTGATGGGGCGATAAATTCATAAGTGGGGATTATTGACCATTTTTGTATGTAAATTCTGCCTAAAGTGGGGTTCTAATCCTTATATTAGCCTTAAACATATGTAAAAGTGGGGAATATATTTATTTGAGAGATGGTTTTGATGTGAAATACTTTTTTTTTGGTTTATTATATTTCAATATTTTATCTCATTCCTTTTAAAGGATCTCAGGATGTCACAATATTATTATAAACTCTTGGAAAAGATTGATTGATTATGAGCAGTGATCTTAGTGAAACAAATAATCAATTAAAGGATGGTTAATATTGGAAGCCTCTCTGCATTCAAGTAATCATTATACACCCATGAGCGCTGGCTCAAATTCTGCAGCTAGCTCTGGGTTTATTGACAGGTTTTCTTCTAGATTTAAACTTAGATTGGACCCAGATTGGAGTTATCGCCAAAAAAAGCTTTTCATACTCAAAAAGTTTCTCGATGGCTCTATCTACGATAATCTTTCGCCTTTTCATACTGAGTTCACGGGTAATGACAATAATGGGCAATATATTACGTTAGCTAATCGACGACCATCTGTTACCTATAATCTTTGTAAAATTATCGTAGAAGAAAGTATTTCTCTACTATTTGGTGATGACCACTTTCCTGTAATTCGTTGCAATGAATATGAAAAAACTTCTACATTTTTACAATACATAACTAGAACGTGCGGGTTAAAAAAAGTCATGTTGAATGCTGCGCGTGTTGGTTCAGTGGGTAGTTCTTGTATTGCCATTAAGGTGTTAGAGGAAAAATTTTATTTTGAGGCGTTAGAAACCAAAAATCTAACCCCAATTTTTAATAAAATGAAGCCTGATGAATTAGAAGAGGTGATCGAAAAAGTCAAAGTTGATGGCAGTACCCTAATATCCTTCGGATATAATATCTCTAAAGATGATTTGAATAAATTCTATTGGGTGAGGCGTGACTGGACTAAAAATGAAGAAATTTTTTATCAGCCTTATCTATGTGAGAAGGATGAGGATAGAGATTTTTCTCCAAACAAAGATGAAGAAAAATCAGCTACTCATAATTTTGGATTTGTTTCATTGGTTTGGATAAAGAATCTACCTTCCGCAGCGATGATAGATGGTGCTTGTACTTTTGAAAGTATATTGGATATAAATATTGAGATTGATTACCAGTTAAGTCAGCTTGGTAGACTAATTAAATATAACTCTGATCCAACTTTTGTAATTAAAAATCCTTCTGCAATGGAGGGTTCTAAGCTAATTAAAAGTGTTGGTATTCTTAATCTAGATGAGAGTGGTGATGCATACTATGCGGAAATTTCTGGTAAATCATCAGAGCCCGCAATGAATTATGTAAAGATGTTACGTGAGTACGCTCTTGAGGTTGCAAGGGGTAATAGAACTAACCCTGATAAGATTAATGGAGTGCAATCTGGTAAAGCAATTCAAATGCTTAATTCATCTCTCATCTCGCTTGTTAGTGAAATGCGTATTACTTACGGCGATTATGGGTTATTACAAATATATAAAATGGTTTTAGACATCACAAATAATGCGAAGATAAAAGTAGATTATGGGGATTATCCTCCAGATAATAATGACAAGTGTGAAGACAATTTAGTGTTAGACTGGCCTGATTGGTATCCTCTTTCAGCTCAAGAGAAATATCAAGAAGCTCAAACACTAGCTAGCTATAAACAAAATAACATTCTTAGTACTAAGACTGCTGTTGAATCAATTGCTGATGAATATAATATTCTAGATATACCTAGTGAATTGAAAGATATTGAAAAAGAAAAAAAGCAAGAATATACTTTATCCAATAGCAATAGTAATATAGATAACAACAGTTCTAAGTAGTAGCGTGGTGCGCACTATAAAATTAAGTGGTGCTTAATTTAAATTAGAATTAAAAGGTAATTATGACAGTTGAAAATAAAAACGCTGGTGATGAAGGTAAAGCTACAGTTAGCTCTGTTGATTCTCAGGCTGAAACACTTGAGCGCGATGTAAAATGGCGAGCAAAGTATTCAGCAAAAGCTGAGGAGGCTGAAAACCTTAAAAAGCAAGCTGAAGCAGAAAAGAATGATCTCCAAGCGAAAATTGATAATACTGTTAAGCAAAGTCAAGCGATGCAAAAACGTGTTATTGAAGCTGAGTTAAAAGCTCAAGCAGTGACAGCTGGTCTGCAAGATCTTGATTTTTTAAAAATGATCGATGTTTCTACATTGAAAATTTCAGAAGATGGTGGTATTGAAGGTCTTGAGAAGGCAATAAGTGATTTTAAAGCTTCAAAGCCTGCATTATTTGCAGCTGAGAAGAAAAGTAGCTCATCTAAAAATGAAAAGCTACCTAATGATAATGAGAAAGAAAACGCATTTGATGCTTTCAAAGTAACGGATGAAGAATACCGTGCTAAGAAATCTGAAATGTTCGGAGTTTATTAAGTAAGTATTTTTAAGACTATCCAGATTTGCTTGAGTGGTGCTTAAGTAAGTCTCGGCTCGTTGAAGTGGTGCTTCTCCGAGGTTAAGTCAATTTATTGATTTTAACTTTTGAGGAGCAGACCCATGTTCGGTCCCAATGGCAATTTATTAACAAACGCAATCCAAACAAATATGTTACAACGCGGTTTTATTGACCCGTTGATTAACGAGCTCGTATACAGAGAAATCTCAGACAAAGAAGAATTTGAAGGGAAATGGGGTACCACAATTACTAAGACCAGAATGGGCTTAATGATTCCCAATATGAACCCCCTTGATCCATCTACAAATACAAACATTGATAATGGTTTGACCCCGATTACCTATTCTGATGAGCAATATACAGTAGGTATTGCGCAATATCCTCAACCTGCCCCAAATGTTAACTTGCTCGATAACGAAATTGCGATTGCAAATTTTGCTATGGCTAACTCTGAACGTTTAGGTGTTGCTCAAGCAACTTGTGTTGATCGACTTGCCAGAGGTGCATTGTTTAATGCATATATGTCTGGAAATACCTTTATTACTGTCGCTGCTTCAAGTGTTACGCAAAGAGTAGATGATACTCGAGGCTTTCAAACAGTGGTTATTTCTACAGCTGGTGTTGGTGGTACTGTAGTGCCAGTTAGTGTAAGTAATCCTTTAGCTGTATTTGTTAATGGCGTTGCTAATACTGTTACTGGTTTCTCTAATGACGTATCTAATATTTCAACTACTGCCGCAACAGGCGGAACATCTGGGACAATTACATTAGGCACCACGGCAAGTACTACTGCAGGTCAGGCAGTTATTAGCGCATTTGCCCCCTTCATTGTTAGACCTAACGGCAGATCTACTAGCTTTGCTATTCAATCAACTGACTTGTTAAACATGAAATCAATCTTGGCAGCTGTTACTTATCTTAGAAACAATAAAGTGCCAAAGATTCGCGGTCGTTATAATTTATTTTGTAATGCAACCTCGATGAATCAATTATTTCAAGATCCAGAATTCCAGCTTTTAAACTCGACTCGTGGTGTTAGTGATCCTGTTTACAAGAATGCGGAAGTAACAGAGTTTTTAGACGTTAGAATGATCATGACCACTGAAACCTATGTGCAAGCTGCTGGTGCTGTTGATGGGAGTATCACTATTCCTCAGGGTATCGAGCGTCCCATCGTTTGTGGAGCCGGCGTTCTTGTTGAAGAAGTTTTCACGCAAGGTTTAGATGCGATTAAGAATTTAAATGGACAGTTGGGAATTGGCCAAGTTAGTCAAAGTGCAGGCATGCGATTAATGCTACCACAAGCAATTTCAAAGATGGGTTTTTCATATTACATTCGTCCGCCTATTGATCGCTTGATGCAAATCATGTCGCAAACATCCAACTATGTTGGTGGGTTTGTGGTTCCTACTGATACAACTACAACTTCTGCAATTATTCCTACAGCGAGCAATAAGTATTATAAGCGGGCTGTAGTTATTGAAACTGCGAGTGGTTAACAAAATGTCTAAATCAATTGTTAAAGCATTTACAGAAATACAAACTCCTCAGCCGCTGGTTGGGGAAAATTGCGTAGAATCTAATATTTTGCAACCCATAGTTGATGAAAATCAGAATGAGCGGCAAGTTCCAGATCTTATGATAGAAGAAAGTACGGAGTCTGGATCTTCTAATATTTCGATGGAAGATTGTGAAGTAGATAAAGCTGACGAAAAGAACAGAATTGCTGTGTTTTATGCAAACTGGATCGAGTCAACTTTGTTAGTTCCTGGAATGCCTAATTGCTATTTCCATTCATGGAAAATTCGGCAAATTGTTTCAGAGAAGAATGACATAGAACGTCTTATTTCTCTCAATGCTCCGATCAAGGTGTATATAGAAGATGGCTCTTACAGACGCGCAGAAGGATAATGTAAGAAGACACTTAGGGTATCCTGTTTATGGTAACGGGATAACTGCGTCTCCTCCTTCCTTCGGCTATCGGTATTATGAGTGGTATTTAATTTTAGAATATCGTTTAAATAATTTATCTGCTAATCAAGAAGATTTGTTAATAAACGAATATGTTACAAGATGTGATAATGCATTAACTGCTATTCAAACCGCATCATCAAATTTAGATACTGATAGAGCTGCCGTTTGGTATCACAATAAAAATGAAGTAAGAGATAGATTGAATTTTTACCGATTACAATGT